GGTCCAAGAGCTGCAACTACTGCTCCAATCAAAACTATTATTTTTTGTGTCGTAGGACTTAAATTAGAAAGCCATGTAATTAACCCATTTATTTTAGTCGTTAATGCTTCAATGAATGGAAGTAATATATCTCCTATTTGAATTCCTAAGCCTTCAATTGCAGATTTAAGTAATATTGCTTTACCTTTAAGATTATCAAGCATTGTTTCAGCCTGTGCAGCTGCCGAACCACTTGCATTCTCTATTTCTCCAGCCAAATCATTCCACGTATTAGAACTATTTCCTAATTCAGCATTCAACGTAACACATGCAGCCGTAGCTTGTTCTGTGCTCATTCCGAAGTTTTCCATCATGAAAGAAACCATTTCTTCACTATCTAAAGTTTCATCATAATAATTTTTTAAATCTTGCCAAGTTCGTCCATGATCTTCTACATTATAATCTAACGCCATCATTACATCAGATAACTCTAAAGTACTTCCTGTAACGGACGACATCAATCCACTAACTGCTGCTAAGTCTGTTTTGTTGAATATAGTACTTAATACTTGTGCTTTTTCACCTGAGCCAAGAGTTGACATTCCTTGATTTAAATCAACTAATATTTCATTTAGTGGCCTCATATTTCCTTGTAAGTCTAATGTTTCTACGCCCATTTCTTGTAACATTTTTGTTACTCCAGGTGATGCTGCCGATAAACTCAATATAACATTTCTTAAATGTGTACCACCTTCTGCAGATTTATAACCAACATTAGCGAGTACGCCTAAAGCTGTATTCATTTCATTTATTCCACCAGATAAACCATTGGCTGTTCCACCAACTGTAAGAATAGCTTCTCCTAATTGTGCAACGCTTGTATTAGATTTTTGAGAAGTTTTAGCCATCTGGTCAACTAATGTATTAGTCTGCTCAGTTGTAAGATTTAATGCACTTGATGCATCAGTAACCATATCACACGCCTGTCCTAATTCCATTCCACCAGCAGCAGCCAAATTTAAAACATCTGGTAATGTTGAAATAGATTTATCTACATCATAACCAGCAAGTGCTAAGTAATTTAATGCTTCACTTGCTTCTGTTGCACTAAACTGTGTTGTAGCTCCCATATCTTTAGCTGCATCTTTTAATTTTTCAAAATCTTGTGCCTGTTGTGAACTACTATCATGAAGTTGTTCTGTAGTATATCCCATAGTTGCAGCCACTTGTGACATTCCACTTTGGAAATCACTTGCGAACTTAACAGCTCCTGCACCCATTGCTGAAATCCCTACAGTAAGTGGTAACATCTTTTGACCAGCTTCTGTTGCTTTAGTTCCAAATGAACTTAAATGTTCTTTAGCTGCAATAAAACTTGGACTTACATTTGTACCAAAATTCTTAGCTTCTTGATTTAAAGTATTTAATTTTTGTTGCGTTGCTTCAACTTCTCTTTGAAATGCTCTATATTGGTCAGCTCCAATATCCCCATTTTCAAACTGTTTTTCTACTTGTTGTTGGGTAGTTTTCAGTACATCTAATTTTTCTTTTGTTTTTTCTATAGATTCTCTTAAAATGTCCTGTTTTTGTTTTATTAAAGTAACATTAGTAGGGTCCATCTTTAAAGCACTATTAACTTTTTTTAATTCCCCTTGAAGTGATTTACTGGAAGTATTAACGCCTTTAAGTGCTTTGTCTAATTTGGTAGTATCTCCACCAATCTCAACCGTAATACCTTTAATATTACTTGCCATATATCTACCTCCTTCCTAAAAAAGATAAAAAGAAAAAGACTAGGTAAAATCCTAGTCCTTCTTAAACTTATTTCTCAATCCTTCTCTATCAGGTTTTGTCTGCTCCATAATCCAACACTTTTCAAGATATTCCTGTCCCTGCTCGGTCTGATTATACTTGTATATAAGTGCATCTCGTAAATATACCCAAAATTCTATTATGTTAAGATCATCAACCTGTATAAAATTTAATCCTGTATATTCACTTATTAATTTTTCTTCAATCGTATTAATTTCATAATGCCCTTTGCTATCATCCTCTGATGGATAATAAGGCACTTTTAGTTTGGGAGATTTTTAGTACTGCTCAACCATTCAAAATATTTTAAAATTAAGTTTTGCATTTCATCAAAATCCATATCATCAATATACTCAACTGGTATAGTTGATTTTGTTTTATTTTTATTTAATATTAAATTAATACACTCTGTTAATTCTTCCATAGTATTCTCTTTAGACTTAGTCAATCCCGTAAGACGTTTTAATACCTTGACCTTTGGCGGTTCTACTTCCACATCTATACTTTTTATAATTTCTCCATTATCATCTGTTAAACTTAATTTAACTTCAAAATATCTTGCATTTACTGATTTTACATCAAACATTTTAAAATCTCCCTTCTATTTTTTATAATCTATTCTGATACTACTGGAATATCTTCTTTATATTCAATTAATGTACCTTCTGAATCATGTGGCTGTGCCTTAAATTCAGCATCAATTACAGTTTCTTTATCTTTAGCAAATGCTATTGAAAATCCTGCTTCATTTCTGCCTACAACCGTTACTCTTATATCTCCATCTGCTGGATCTTCATGTAAGAATCTAATTAAATAGTTCTTCCCATCTTGATTGCCAGTCCCACCAATTTTTACAACTCTCTTACCCTTGACCTTATCTTCTTTAACTCTTGCAGTACTACATAATTTATTAAGAGTTGTTCCACACCATGTCATGATACCACTCTTAAGTGTAGCTTCCTCTTCTGTAATAATAGTCTTAGACTTTAATCCTAGATCATCTTTAGCAGTATAGAATGTTGGCTTATATTCTAAGTTAGCACCACCTTGTATCAATCCTGCTTGATTAGCTTCTGCTTCAATTACTTCATCATCTGGTATTCCTGATGTACTATCAAATTCCATAATAAATAATTTTCCTGAACCTAAAACAATTTTTTCTTTTCCATCTACTGACATTGTTATACCTCCATTTTTTCATATAAATTAAAGTCGTAACTTGTTTGAAAGAATTTCTCTGAATCAATCCAAGTACGACTTTTTGAATAATTTATTGATTTTTCTTTTAATAGATCTTCAATTGACTTTTCTTTTTGTCTGTTTATTATGTCTGAATACAATTCAACTGTTATATCCCTATCTGAAATACATAATTTATTATCAGCTCCTGAAGAATTTTCATCTATGATGAAAATAATATATGGAAGCTTGGTGGCTTTTTTAAAGCAAGTTTCAGCTACACTTAATCCAGTAGTTTCTAACCATTCTTTTATATTAATCACCTTGTACAGCCTCCTTTGTCAATTCTTCCATTCTTCTTTTTGCTAAAGCTTCTCCATACTTTATATGAGGATAAGCTTCAGTTCTTTCACCATCAACAGTAGCATGCCCCTTTTCTAATAGATGAGTAAGCCTATAATGTGGTGCTTTAACATGCCATGTTTTTCTCTTAGTGAATGGACCTTCATATGCATTATTAATTCTAAAGGCTTTAACATATTTACCAGTAGGCTGCTTAAATTCAATATGTTTTTTAATTTCTTCATCTACTTCTTTAGAAACTTTATCAACATTACTTTTAGTTTTTTTAGTAACACTAGCTGAATACAAACTTAATTCTTGATTAATTGCATCAGCAAGGCCATCAATTTGTACTATTGACATTATTCATGCACCTCCAATTGCCTTAATGTTAAATCTAAGCTTGGAGGATTACATTCATATTTATCCTGTACAAGTTCAATTGAAAACTTACCTATACCTTTAATAGTAAGTAAATCATGATTATTTATATTACTTACAACTGGAATTCTTATTACCATATCAGTCTGTACTTGTACAGCCTTAGCAGCATAATGACGATTAAACCCTAAAACTCTCTTATCAAAATTTAACCCTGTATATTTATATGTTTTTTTACCTTCTTCATCCTCAGAATAAATATCACAAATACCATCTTTGAATGCTTGAAATTCATACTTTCTATTCGGTATCTTCATTTGAATCCTCCTGTGCATTTGATTGATATTCTAAATGTAAAGATAGTAGTTCACTTTGAAAATTCATTTCAAAAACTTCAAGAGCTTGTGAATTAGCATATCTTACATAATCAAGTAATAATGATTTTGGTGAATCCTCTGCCATAAAATCAAGATTTGACACACCTGCAATTTTATTCAGATGTGCCATACCTCTTTTTATAATGCCAGTAAGGTTTTTGTCTGTTTTTTCATCATCCCAGCTTATGTGAAGATAATCTTTAACATCTTGCAATAATTCCTTTAATTCCTCTTCTGACATTTAAATCACCTCAATTATGCCTGTTCTTTAGTCTTAACAGTTCCTTTTACTTCTTTAACTGTTACATTTAAAGTCATATCTTCAAGATTAGTAATGTCTAATAAAATAAATGCGTTATCATCTAAAGCCTGGCCATTACCTATAAGCTTTATAATATAGTATCTTTCATCTTCTAAGAACTTGTATTCATCTGAATATTCAATTTTACCATCTTTAGTTCCTGTACCAATTCCCATAGCATACTTCTTAGCAAGTCCAAGAACTGCTTCCCCTTCAGCAACTTGTGTAGATTGCACTATAGTTGTTGGATAAGGTAATACATTATTCTTGTATGTGCCATCTGGTAATTGAATTGTAGTTGCTGGCATAACCTTCTTATAGTAATCAAAAGGATTAACTATCATAACAAGATCTGAAATTGTTCTTGCTTTGTTTTCATCCACTGGATCTTTTGCTAATGTAGCTAATAAAGTCCCAAATGTTTTAGGTGATAAATCAGTTATTGCAACTGCTGTCTTTTTAGGATAAACGCCAGCAGTAACAGTTACATTTTCACCTACCTGTCTGTTCATTCCTATTGGCATTTCTTTTCCCGTACCATTTATAATACCTTCTTCTAATCCATAAGCAACTGCTTCACTTAATACTGCTCTTACATATGCATCTATCCATTGTGGCCCTACAAGTAACATATCCTTTGCAACTGGCATAAATGCTGTTAATTTATTTAAGCTTAAATCAAGCTTTCCAATAGCTCCTTCTAATTCTTTAGTTATTTCAGAATTAATAGTCCCCCATTTAGCAAGTTGTATTCCTTTTTTATTCATAAGCATCTTAGTTAATGCAGTCATGTTTTGGAAATCAATCATATCTAATAATGGATGTGATGCCCTCATATCAACCATTACGTTGTCTATAACTGTTTCAGGAAGTGCAATATCTAAATTAGTAATGGCTTGTCTTGGATTACTAGACTTAGCTGCATCAATCCACCCTTGATAGAACTTAGTTTCCTTCTGAGTTAATGTGTGAATACCTCTCTTTTGAAGTATTGAATTATCTTGTGTTTCTTGATATGCTTTAAAATCATCAAGTACCTCTTGTTGTACTCCTGTAGCAAATTCAACAAATGCATTAATCATATCCTCTTGATTTTCTGACTGCATTGCTGCACCAAATTTTTCAGTTAATTGTTGTCTTAATACGTCTTTTGATAACATTAATTATTTCCTTCTTTCTTCATAAATTTTTGTCTTAATAATTCATAATTTGATTTCTGTGTTGCAAACTTTTCAGGTACATCAATACTTGGTTCTTTAACTTGCATTATCTGAGCCTGAATGCTTTGCTTAAATCTTTGTTGTGCTGCTTCAATAGTTTTATCTTCCTGTCCAGCAATTTCATCAATTAATCCATACTCCAAACATTGACTAGCGTTTAACCATGTCTGATTATCTAATAATTGTTTTAAAGTAGTTTCATCAAGTTTATCTCCTGCTTTAGATAAATACGAACTACAGCTTGCCTGATCAATAACTTCAACATCATTTGCAGCCTTTCTTAATTCTTCAGCATTACCAAAGCACCCCATAGATGCATGATGAATCATCATAAGAGCATTAGTTCCCATGATTACTTTGTCACCAGCCATTGCAATTACCGAAGCTATACTACAAGCAAATCCATCTATATATACATTAACTTGTGCTGGATGTCTTTTAAGCTGATTATATATTCCTAGGCCTTCCTTAACTTCTCCACCATAAGAATTAACATATAAATTAATTTCAGTAGCATTTTGATTACTTTCAAGCACTTGCTTTATATGATTAGCGCTGGTTTCACTCTCTGTTTTTTCTCCTGTCCACCAGTTATAAGAATCGCCTTCAACATCATCATAGATGTATATATCTAATGCATTCGATTTTGTTGCCTGTTGTCTTATACTAAATAATGTTTTATTCAATTTAATCACCTCCTTCCAAATCTATTTCATTTATTCCTTGATAATTTTTTGTAATCCAATGTTTTTCACTCCAATCTTCATTGAGTACAGTATCTTTAAGTTTCTTTCTTAATTCATCAATACTATACATTCCATTAGAAATAAGCTTATCTATTTTTTCAGCAATGCCAAATATGTCTATATGCTTAATGTTTGTTGTGTCAATATATAGATAACTGCCTTTTAAGAAATTAACTTTTCCATATCTCTTACGATTAATTTCAGTTTCAATAAGGTCTACTATAGGATCTATACAAAAACTTAAAAAATTGTCTGTAAGATTTTCAATATTTGCAATATCTCCTTTAAGTAAACTTGGAGGAATTCTAAAGGCCTGAGCAACTCTAACAAAAGCATCATCTAAAAGTCTTGTAATATCTCCAAGCTCATTAGTAGCTTTTTTACTACCCTCTCCAACTATTTCTGTATATTTAACACCTTTAGGTAAATCAACTATTGCATTTTCAGCTTCAAAGAAATTCTTAAATTTATTAGTAAATAAATCTTCAATTTTTTTCTTTGCATCTTCATTACCTTTTGCTATTGCATCAAGTTCAACAGTTCCTTTTCTACCACCAGCACGCTTATATTTACCTTTTGCCAATGTAAGCAATTCATTGTAGCTCTGCATCAAATTGCTTAAATAGAACCTAACATCTTCATTGTTATATTTAAAATAAAGAACATCTTTCATGTAGAATCTTTTATCAAATGTAAACTCTTTTCTATATACCTGTTCAAAATAATCCTCACTCACTGCATATTCCTGTCTTGTAAAACCATCAGCAATTACAAGTTCTCCATTACCTAGCTGGACTATTAATACCTCATTATTAAGCAATAATTTACTTACAAACTCCTGGATAAACTCACTAGAATTTTGATTTCTATTAGGTTCTACGTTCCATGTATAATGTTCATCTTGCTTTACTTCTTTATTGTTTAAAAAAGTCTTAAACTCACATTTAGAAATGCATGAGGCTATAAGATTAATTGCTGTTTGAATTGCAAATACATCTACTGCAATACTGGTACAATCTCCTTCAATTCTATCTGTCAGATAAACAGAACTTTTTGAACCAAATAGATCACGTAAAAATGTTGTTATTTTCAATCCTTCACCCCCTTTCAGGCAAAATAAAAAAGCCTTATTTCCTAAGACTTTAACTTAATATGTGTAAACTCCAAAATCCTCAAAATCATTAATTATAGAACAGTCTGGTAAATCATCAATATCACAACACATTGCCGCAACAAAAGCCATAAATCCATCTGTCTTACGTGATTTTGGTTCAATCTTTGCAAATGTATAATTTTCATATTTTTCTTTGTGTAAACATGTATTGTTTGTATACCATCGCATTAATGGATTATCTCCAAAAATTATATTATGATTAGTAAATGCACTATCTATTATTGGATATATTCTCATTTGGTCACTAGGTCTGATAAGTTTAATATTATTAGCTCCTTTTTTATCTGTATCAAATCCAACATCTCTAAGTGACTTTGATAATAATGTATGCCTAAAATTATCAATTCCTAATATTGTAATATTATATTTTTTTGCCTGCTCTGCTAACCACTCAGCTGGTATATCTGGATGAATTTCTACTTCATCAACAAAAGTTAATAGCCCTTGTTTTTCCCATTCTTCTAGTGGTGCTTTTATTCTTTTTAAATCTTTACTATTCTTGCAAACCCATGTATGACTAATCCATATATACTTTTCACCAAATTTAAATAATAAACCAGCACAAACAAAGTCTGTAGTTTTAGCATAATCAATAGCTGCTCTGCATGTTGCACCTTTAATATCTGGAATAACCTGATTAGTAGATAAAATATTTTCCCATGAAGTTACTTCTTTATCTTTATTACCTTCTGGTATGTTCATTCTTTTAGTCATGAACTCAGTATATAGTTGTACATTAGTCTGCATATCAATATATTCTTGGTCCATTACTACCTGAAGATTTTTCAAATATCTAAATGATGGATTAGCTTTTTCCCATAACTCACGATTATCTACTTCTTTTTTATCCTCTAAATGATATAAAAGTGGTAGCATTCTGCTTGTTTTATTTTCACCATTTAAAATTGCCTTAGAGCTTTCTAAATAATCATCTAGTACTCCACCTCTAACATATCCATCTGTTGAAATCATGAATGTTCTACAATGCTTTTTCTTACCCAATGCAGATTTAAAAACCTTGATATTATCATAATTTTCATATTCGTGAATTTCATCAAAGATTATACAAGCTGGTCTAAGTCCGTCTTTAGTTCTTGCATTAGAAGTATTGTATTTTAAATATGATCTTGTCTTTTTATAAACTATCTTTTCCTTAGTATGATAAAATGCCTTTTTTAACTTTTTATCATCTTCAATAACGTTGTATACATCTTCAAATGATGTTTTCGCCTGCTGTTCGCTATTCGCAACAATGTCAATGTTATATTCCTTAATGCCATGAAAACCTGTTGTAAAATACCATGATATTGATGAAATGAATCCATTCTTGCCAGCACCTCTGCCCATATAGAGAAGAAATGTATCAAACACTAATGTATCATCATCATAATAACAATGTGCAAGTCCAACAATGTACTTTTCCCAAGGCAATAATTTAAACGGAAAATATTCCTCTATTTTTAAAATAGCCTGTTCAATCTTATCATGTTCTATTATTACTCTAGGATCAGATAACTTTTCTTTAACAAGATCAATTGATTTCTTTATGTCATCATTAGTTACTACTTCATTGTTTTCAACTAAATAGATATATTCATCAATGTATTTATTAAATATCATCGTAATCATCTTCCTGTATCTTTGGAGGAACTAATCTAAGAGTATCAAGAATCTTTAACATCTGAGCGTTAGTCCTGTTTACTTCAGCTATACTATCATTTTTTTTCACACTAAACTGCTTACCGTTATTCCATTCAATGGAAACACCACGTTCTTTTATATCCTGAAATAATTTATTTTTAGTATTCCATAGCTCCATGTAGTCATTTATTAAATCCTCATAATGTTTTCCGTATGTTCCATTGGTCTCTAGCTGCTTAAGTAAATCTGATTTTATTTCATCATATAAATTATTTCCCAAAGATTGCACACTCTTTTTATTGCACCCTTTATTTTTGGTGCAATCACGTGTCCATTCATATCTTTTTTTCCATGATTTCACTGTATTAATAGACACTCCATATTTTTCTGCAATTTTTTTATATGTCATTCCAGAAATATAATCTTCATAAGCTTTATCGCTATTTGTTAAATTTTCTCTTTCACTCATTTTCACCACCTCTTTTCATAGTGTTTGCACCATCTATTTTGTGTGCAGGTGCAACCCCCTTATATGAAATTTCAATTTTCTTGTTTTGTCGAGTATCTCTATCCGTTCTCTTATAGCTGAGGAAAATCGGATTTTTTTAACCCGGGGGTATCTGTAATTACCACCGTTCCTCATTTAACGGCTCTTTCTTTTTAAACTTAAACTTGGCTTTTTCAGGATGTAACTCATTATGGCACTCTTTGCATACACACATTAAATTACTTCTAGTCAATGAAAGCTCTGGATGTTTATTAACATGCTTGATATGATGTACTGTTGTAGCTTCACTGTACTTGCCTTTTGCTTTACACATTTGACATTCTGAATTCTGTTCTTTAAGTATTTCTTTTCTTAGATGTTTCCAAGCTGTACTTACATAGAATCCATGAATGTTCTTATCTCTTAATAGCTTTTGAATCCATTGAACTAACTCTGTTGTTTCCATTGTTTCTCTAGCTCCAATGATTTCTTTTTAGCTTTCTTTATGATTGTTTCTTTATGTTCAATCAATGGCTTAACTGTAAGTTCTATAGTTGTTGCTGTTTCAATAGCCTGTCTAACTTCAGCATCTGTAACTGAAATAGTATATCTGTGTTTGCACTTAGGACAATCAAAATATGTTTCTTCTATCTGCTTTTCTTTGTCAAGCCAGTGTTTCTTAACATTCTTATCTGATAATTTAAATTCCTTTTTGCATTGATCACATATAACTTTTTGATAAGTATTCATATTGCTATTTCCTCCCTTGATTTATTAACATAATTCATATTGTGTTAACTTTATTTAATTATCATCAACACTTTATTTTCCAATTGATTGGAGCACTTTTATAATTACAACAGTTAACGTTACCTCATTATGTTTACTTTTATGCAAAATAAAAAAGATTTATATTTCAAAATCTCTCCTTGCCTGGTTCATTTTATCTTGTGTTATTCCTATATATTTTAATGTTATGGATTCTTTAGAATGATTAAACATCTGCATCAGAGTAGCAATATCACCTGTCTGTTTATAATAATGAAATCCAAAAGTCTTTCTTAATGTATGTGTCCCTAAATTATCAACACCAAATCTTTCACCTATATCTTTCATTATTCTCCAAGCTCTATTCCTTGATATTGATTTATTAAGATTACTTTTTCTAAATAAATAATCTTCTTCGGCCATGTCATAGCAATACTCTTTATATACTTTTCTTAACAATGGATTTATCTCTATAAGGTTTCTTTTCCCTGTTTTCTTTTCTCTAATATCAATATATTTCTTATCTTTAACATCTTTTACTTTTAGTTTTAATATATCTGAAATCCTTAATCCAGTATATGTGCCTGTCATTATAAGTACATAATCACGCATATTTTCTTTCTTTAATGTTGACTGAATATCGTGAAATATATCTACGTCTCTTATTGGCTCAACAAAATTCATCTCATCCACTCACCTTCTTTTCTCACTGTTATTAAAACATTCAAGTATATCTTTTCGGTTATATTGATTATAAAACACATTTATAGTTTCACAGTTTCTTTTACTGTTGCACTCATTACACATATCTGGAGACCTTGCACAAATAACTCTACCGTTTTCAAATTTCATATTTAATTTTATTTTTTTACTCATACGCAGAACCCCCATGCATTCAATAATAAAAGCACATACAATAATCTGCATGTGCTTACTAAATTTAAATCAATATATATTTTTTCACCATACATAAACTGTACCATTGCTTTCTAAATTTGTACATAAAATTTTCTTCATTTTTTCCTAATTTTGTCCTAAATTTTTCCCTAATTTGTCCTAAATTTTTCTTAACAATATCCAATTCCCATTGCAAATTTATATAATGCATTTTCTTTTAACTTGTAATATTTATTTTTATCAATTTGTAATTCATCTTTTACTTCATTAACAGAAACATCATCTCTAAAATAACTACATTCAATAATTCTTTTACTTTGCTTATCTAATCTGTCATAAACAAATCCTACAGCATTTACTAATGCTCTTTTATATTCAATATCAACTATACTCTTTCCAACTGGATCACTTGGACTTAGATTCTTATCTATAATAACATCTGGTCTTATTGCTGAACCTAATCCAGGTGTTTCAATTGATATTAAATAATATGGATAATTTTTTAAATCATTTTCTACTTCTCTTTTAATTTTTCTGTATAGTTCCTTTTCGATTTTCATTTCAAATCACCTATCCTTATGCTATAATTTAGATAGGTTAATTAGAGAACTAATGTTTCAGGTCAATTCTCTAATTTATGTATGAGGTGTTCGTGATGAACACCTTTTTTATTATGTTAATCTTGTGTAACATACCACTTGTCCAAAATTTCTTCACTTGAAAAATAATTGCTTGTCTGCCATATTGATATTGCTGGATTGAAGAATTTTAATTTAACTTCTTCTTTATGTTCTGATCTATAACTATATCCACTATTTTTACTTGTTATAAT